TTAAAAATAGCGATATGAACAAACATTTATCTACCTATAAACATAAATGTAACAAAAACGGTAACATATGTAACATAAAACTCGCCAAAAATGAATTTATATGCAATATATGTAATAAAATATATAAATCAAGAGTTGGATTATGGAGACATAATAAAATATGTATTATGAATAATGATACGTTCCAATCAATTAATGAAAATGATGGTGATAATCAAAAAACTGATCAAAAAGAAAATGAAATTAATAGGTTAACAACTCTTATGATAGAATTAATTAAAAGTAATTCTGAATTACAAAAACAAATGATTGAAACGACAAATCATACAAATCATATAAGCAATTCAAATAATACTATGAATAATTCAAATAACAAAACATTTAATCTTCAAGTTTTTTTGAATGAACACTGCAAAGATGCTATGAATTTAACAGATTTTATTGAATCAATTCAACTGAATTTAACCGATTTGGAAAATATGGAAAAATTGGGATATACTGATTGTATGTTTAATAACATATTCGGTAATATGAATATTCTAGAGATTTGTGCCCGTCCCTTTCATTGTAGTGACCTGAAAAGGGAAATCATGTACATTAAAGATAATGACATATGGGAAAAAGAGGATGCTGAACATAGTAAATTAAAAAATGCCATCAGGACAATTGAAAAGAAAAATTTCAAATTGCTGAATGAATGGACAAATAAACATCCCACCTTTAAGGATTACGATTCGCCATATAATGATAAATATTTAAAGATTGTCGGGCAAACCATGAGTGGAGATAAGGAACATATGATTAAAGTCATCAGGAAACTGGCAAAGAACTGTGTTATTGATAAAAATAGTTTATAATTTAACTTATAGAAATATTACTTGTTATTTTTAGTATATTTCTTTTTACATTTTGCGTTTGAAGAAATCTCATAAAAAAATTATCTAAAATTGCAATGTTGTTCATATAAGTTCTATATTTAAAACTACATATACTAGCATTATCGCTAAATTTAATACTATACCACCAAAAAGCAGGAATAAATAAAACATATCCTTTTTTAATAATTATTTCTAAACATTTTATTTTACTAAAATCAGTTTTATACTGAGATTGTACGTCCCACGGATTTACAGGAGACTTAAATTCCATATTTTCAAAGTCTTTAATTGTATATAAATAACGACTACTGTTAGGTGGCGATAACTTTACTTTTATTTCTCCTTCGGTTACCAAAAAATAATTGCGATAATTTAATTCATACCGAAATGGGGAACATGTATCATTTCCTGATATTATATAGTCATACATACAATTTGATACCATATAAGGTCGTAAAAAACTGTCATTATATTTGTATGTTTTTATTAATCCGGTTTCTTCTAAAAAATCATAATTATTTTCTACTAAAAATTTATTATCCGTATCATTTTCAATTACTTTAATTGTGCTACTAAATGGTAAAGGTAAATACAACTCATCATCTTTATTCGTTTTAGGATTAGTAATAATACTTTTTATATTTCTGATTTTAACATCAAAAACACCATAGGTATCTAATATATTATTACGTGTGAATATTTCTAGCAATTGTTCGTTTTCTAGATTCATTAAAACTGGTTGTTTTAAATCACAAATTTCTTCAAATTTATCTTTTGATGGTTTATCAATTTCGTAAATTTCTAAATCATTACTTGTTTTTAAATGAAAGTAAATATGTATATATAAAAACATAATAATACAAAAAATAAAAATTACATTAATTATATTCATTTACTTATGTTAAATTTATTATAATACTTTTTTTAGATAATAATATTTATGTTATTTTACTTATTAATATTTTTATATAAATAAAATTAATTTATTCATCGTCGTCGACAATTTTTGGAGCAAGATGAAAGTTAGCAAAACTATTATCTCCTAACTCGTATTTCATATGCATAGGCATAGTATCACTAAATCCCATATAAAGTTCATTTGACAATTTACCAAAATTACACATGATATTAATGTAGCGCAAACTATAAGATTGTTTAAGTGTCACTCCTTCAGCAGTTACATATTCTTTTACATCTTCTAATTTAATTTCAGTTCTCATTTTTCCTTCACTTCCAGATGCGGTTAATCCAATAACATCTTCATTAAATGTAATAGTCAGTAAATCATCAAAAATCATGAATTGATTTATCATTTCACAAAAAGTTTTAGTTATCATAGTTAAATCAACTAATGTATCAACCAATTTTATATCCAATAATTCTACGTCTAAATTAATAAGTGATAGTTCAAAATATTTATTAAATTGTCCACCGGTTCCATTAACAAAATTAATGGATACAATATCTTCATTTTCATCATCAAAAATAAGTTGAATTGATTGAGTTTCTTGTCGTGCGTTTAAAACTTTATGAAATAAACTTAAATTAATTCCAATAGATTTGGGGATTCCAACCGAATAAGAATCTTCATCATTCCCAAACCATTCTTTGGTAATGCTACAATCAAATAGACAACAATGACTATCATCAAGACACTGAATATAAATTCCAGTTGGTTTCAAATTTAATAAGATATTTGTTGTAAATTGTTTAAGATGTTGAATTATTGCTGTAAATTTAATTGCTTTTTTTGATTCAGAAATAATAAAAGACATTCTTTATTATTTATAAATATACTTGTTCTCGTAATTATAATAGATTTATTTAATTAAATATTTATATCAATTTTTAATTAAATTATTATTTCTCCTCCTCCTTCTCACCCTCCTTCTCCTCCTCCACATTCTCCTCCTCCTTCTCCACCTTCTCCTCCTCATGCTTCTCCTTCATCCCTTTTTTTACCTGTTGTTGGGTTTCTATTTTTTTAAATGTTTCCTTTTTAAAATTGTTAAATTCGATACTAAGATCCATCGAGAAAGACATTAATTTATTAATATCTTTTTTTACAACATTAAATTCTTCATGTAAAGTTTTGTATACATTTTCTAAATGAATGATTTTTTCAGTTATTTCTTTATTGTTAGTTGTTTCTTCTAAAGATTTAGATTCATTATTTATTGTTATTAATGTGTGTAATTCTTCATCATGTTTTTTTAACATTAATTCATGTTTATGTAATACTCTAAGTGGATGAAACGGTTCTTTTTTTTCAGTATCCAATGAATTATTTTGATTTTGTTGAGATGTATTTTGTGTTTTAGATTGTGGAGTGGCAGAATTTGATTGAGAAATTGTTCCACTATTTGAACGACGGTTTTTTGCTGCTGATAATGCAGATGATCCACTCATTAAATAATATAAATGTTATAATTATATTTATATTTAATTATTTACGCGTATTCATTTTAATCTTAAAAGATATGACAATTTCCTAAATAATAAATAAATTCAGTAGATTTTAATCTACGGTGTTTGATATCTAACTAAGTATGTAAAATAATATACTTTTATGCGACCATCGCAACCTTAATTGCGTCATGACTTTTATAGTTATTAATTTCAAAATCTTCTACTTGATAATCATTAATATTCTCTCTAACTTCTTTAATTGAAACAGTTGGAAATGGATATGGTTCTCTTGTAATCTGTAATTTAGCGGCGTCTATTGCGTTTTCATATATATGTGAATTTCCCATAAAATGTATAAATTCATACGCTTCTAACCCACAATGTTTCGCGATAAGATGTGTTAAGAACGAATATGATGCGATATTAAAGGGAACCCCTAGTATACAATCATTGGATCTCTGGTACATACTACAACTTAACTTATTTCCGCTTACGACATTAAATTGAAAAAAATTATGACAACTTGGTAAAGCACCCTCATCGACTTGACACGGATTCCACGCAGAAACAATTAATCTTCTTGATGATCTTTGTTTAGGGTCTTTCAAACAATCAATAACATTTTGCAATTGGTCTATCCCCTTGTCTTTATAATTGGCAGCACACCCTTCGTATGAAGCATTAAAATGTCGCCATTGAAATCCATAAATAGGACCTAAATCCCCTTCTTCATAATTTAATCCTCTGGTTTTCATATACTCTTTAGTAGAATTACCATCCCATATATGAACATTCTGTTCATTCAATAATTTATTATCAGTCTTACCATTTACGAACCATAACAATTCTTTTAAACAGGTTTTCCAAGATGTTTTCTTAGTAGTTAAAATTGGAATTTTTCCGTTCTCAAGAGAAAAATGCATAGCTGCTCCATATACACATTTAGTAATACCATTTCTTCCTTTCTCATTTGTTCCCTCCTTTAAAATATCACTTAATAAATTAAGATATTGATACTCCTCATGATATTTATCATCCCTATTGCCGAACTTATACTTATTAGTTTCTAGAACATTTTTCAACATTTACTTATAAAACTTAAGTAATTTATATTTAATTTATATTTAATTATATTTAATTTCTTTTTATAAAACATATGGAGAAAGTATCTGAAACAATAAAATCAAGTAACGGCGATAATATGAATTTTTTCAGTTATGTATTTAATTTTGATGATGAAAATAAAAATAATATGATGAATATGATTCAATATACATTATTAGCGATAATTCCTGTTCTTATTACTTTAAAAGTAACCAAACATATTTTTCCAGAAGAAGATGAAACAAAAGGAAGTTTAGAAATTTTTGCTGAAAGCACCGGACAAATTATCTTAATAATATTAATGATATGGTTTACTAATAAAATAATTCATTTTATCCCTACCTACAGTGGCGAAAAATATCACAAATTTAATGAACTAAATTTTATAATTCCATTTTTAATTATTTTATCTACTATGCAAACTAAATTAGGCTCAAAACTAAATATAATGATGGACCGAACAATGAATCTTTGGAACGGCACTTCATACGGACAACCGCAAATAAATCAATCACAAGGACACAACAATAATGGTATTCGTATAACACAACCGTTAGCAGGTCAACAGTCACAACCCCAATATCATCAACCCAGTCAAGCAGATTATTTAGATAAAACGCAACTGTTACCATCAAACACACAATTAACCGCAATGCCTCAACAAAATAAACCTGATTTTAACCAAATGTATCAACAAAACCGTGAACCCGCGTTAGGTATGCAAGATATGTCTGAACCAGTTGCAGCAAATGGAGCGTTAAGCGGTATGTTTGGAGGGTCATCGTGGTAAATAATATAATAATATAATAATAAATATAATAATATAATAATATAATAATATAATAATATAATAATATAATAATTACTATATTATTATTAGTGCAATATATGGGATTAGATGTAGATGGATTATTACATGCCCTCGAAAATGAAAACAATGAATCATTTTTAGATTTAAATAAGGAAAAAATTTCTACTATAAAAAATGATATATTACAAAAACTTAATATAAAAAACGATAAATTAAAATTATTTCATAAAAAATTAAAATTATATAGATATGTAGATAACGTTCAAGATATCAATTACGGAAGTTATATTAGATGGATTTCATTAAAATATCCAAATGATATTAAATTAACAAATGGTGGTATTGTGTGTGATATGAAAAAAAAAGATGAAAGTATTATCATTATATGTAAAAACTCATTTAATCGTTTTTTTACCATAATATTAGAAGAAAGCATTATTTTCCAAAAATTAACAGGACAAGAAGAAGTTATTTTATCAGCAATGAATTATTTAAGTATATAATATAAAAAGATAAAAAGATAAAATAAAATAAAATAAAGATATTATTTTATCTTTTTTTGTGTTTTATTACTATTGTTATTAGTATTTAATATTAATCGTGGTTTTAATTTATGTGTATTTTTTTTATTTGATTTTAATTCATATATATTTTTACATGTAAATCCAAAAGTCTCTAATTGTTTTTCCTGAAAACCTATATTGTTAAATATAGAAATTGCCTTATTTTCGTTTTTCATGCTAGATATGGTATTATTCGGTTTTTCCTTTTTATTTACTTTTTTAAAACAACGGCACATTTTTTTCGATAAAATATCTTCCGCACTTTGTTGGATTTCTTTTTTGGTTAAATCATCAAATTTGATTTTATAATATTTTAATATACATTTGAAATCCTTTTGATTTAATTTCATTATAATATATAAAGTTATATTTTTATTTTATGATTAAATATAAATAAAAATATAAAAATATAAATAATTATAATGGATGCGTAATAGTTCATATTATTATGAGAATAATAATGGATTATTATATATAACTCTTTTAATTTCTGCTCTTTTAATATTATGTCATTTTTTATTTTCTGATAAAAATAATATCTCTCTTTTTAGTATGTTTAATCCCAAAAAACCTATGTCAAATCTTATTTCAAACATTACAGATCCAAAAAAAATAGTTGTATTCGATTTAGATGAAACATTAGGAAGTTTTGGAGAGATAAGTATATTTTGGGATTCATTAGAATTTTTTTATGGGACAAATTTATTTAATGAATATTTTTATGATGTATTAGATATATTCCCTGAATTTCTTAGACCAGATATAATAAACATATTGAATTATTTAAAAGATAAGAAGAAAAATAAAGAATGTGACCAAATAATGATATATACAAATAACCAAGGTCCAAAAACATGGGTATATATGATACGTAATTATTTTAATGACCATATTGGATGCACTGTTTTTGATAAAATCATTGCTGCCTTTAAAATTAAAGGAAAAATTATAGAATTTAATAGAACAAGTCATAATAAAAGCATGGATGATTTAATTAATTGTACGAAAATCAAACCAAATACTGAGATATGTTTTATTGATGACCAATATCACCCATTAATGAAGCATGAAAATGTTTATTATATTAATGTAAAACCATATAATTATACGATTTCTTATCAAGAAATGGCGGAACGGTATTATGAAGCATATAAAAATAATGAAGGTGATTTATATAGAGAAAAATTAAAAAAAACGTCAAAGGAAGATTTTATAGAAAAAATAACAAACTTTATGAAACAATATAACTTTGTTGTGAAAAATAAAAATAAAGACGAAATTGATATTGATAAAATTATAAGTAAAAAAATAGTTATTCACTTAGAAGAATTTTTTAAGAAGAAATACAATCAACAAACAAGAAAACGAAAAAATGTAAAAACAAGAACTACCCGGAAAAATATATAAAATTATATAAAATAACATCTAATAATAGAGTTTTAATTTATAAATTTATCAAAAATTTGTCTTATTGAGGTAGATAATAATATTGCAATACCTGCTGAAAACGCAAATTGTTTATCATATTTATCAAAACCATTTTTTTTATTAATAAATGGATTAAATTTACCTATTAACATAATACTAATATAAACATGAAGTATATTTTCAAGTGTCTCTAAATATTGTGGAGAGACAAAAGTTATACCAATAAAAGATAATATTAAAAGAACTAAAGAAAAATCAATTATTTTTAAGAATATTTTTTTATGCCATTCTGAATTTAAAAAATTATTAATATAATCCATCATTTATAAAATATAATAATATTATATTTTATTATATTTTATTATTTTAATTTCCTTCATTATTAAAAGACAATTTATTTATTTAGCATAATTAAATTGTCTTTTAATAATATACTATGAATACTATGAATACTATGAATACTATGAATAATGAAATGTATGGTGTTGTAGATGGATTATATTATTGTAACATGAATAGAACAAATGAATTAAATGAGAGAATTTCTTCAAGAAATGTACCATCGAACCCATTGCAACCACAATTTAGTTGTCGTCCTGTATCTACAAAATATGAAATACTACCTATTTTTGATCGTAGACAATTACCAACAGTGGCGATACAACGCCAACCAACATTTAATATGGCAACAACATTTAATCCAGGAACCGCATATGGTCCATGGAGTGGGTTCGCCGCAAATGTTAATGATGAGTCCACGTTAAGAAACCAGTTTTTTGCGATTCAAAAAAACCCAGAAGCATATTACGTACCCTCATCAACAAGTGATATGTATCAGGTTCATGTAAATAAAGGAGCACAGTTAAATCAACCATTCCCCAATTTATTTAGGAAACAACAATTTGAAAAATTTAACCCAAATGAATGCGATATTGGCAAAAACATTTTTGATAACTTTACAAGACAGCAAGTAAAAGATTTAGATTAAATTATAATTATTCAATTAAATTATAATTATTCAATTAAATTATAATTATTCAATTAAATTATAATTATTCAATTAAATTATAATTATTCAATTAAATTATAATTTATATACAATGAATTCTCTACCAAAAAATGAATTAGAAAAAAATGCTATATTAGAATATTTAACAAATCCGGTATATTATAATTCAGTAAAAAAAACCAATAATAAGATAAATAACAAAAATAATAAAGAAGATATAAGGTTTTATAGAAAACGAATAATATCATTAACAAAAGAGATGTTTAAGGGTGTTTTCCCAAATGAAACACTGAAAAAAATATATGAAAATTATACAAATTCTATTATATCTCATTTTAAAATAATAGACACAAAAGATATTCTTCAAGATGAATATAAATTAATTAATAATGAAAATACCCATAATTTAGAAGATATGAATAATGACAACTCTTCTATTTCACATATAGAAGAATATAATACAATCGGAGAAGCAAATAACAATATAATGAAAAAAATAGTAATTTTACCTAATTTAGATAATTATGTTATAAAAAAAAAGACTAAAAAAGAGAATGAACTCGTGTTGCCGATTAAAAAAGATATTAATCTTCATTGTCCTACATTAAAAACAAAAGGACTAGTTAAAAAGGATAAAAATGATAAAAAGGATATTACTATAAACATTTAATTAAAATATAATTAAATATTAGCGATAACTATGAAAGGCAATAATGACGATAATCACGATAATGAGGAGCATAATAATGATGACGCAAATTTTAATAAATTGCAATGTGCGCCAGGCAAAGAGAATAAACCATATACTTGTTATAAAACCGAAACATTAATAATTATGCGTGATAATTGGAATAGTCGTCATCCAGATTTAAAAATAGAAACAGAAGATCCAATGGAAATATGGGAAAATTTAAAAATAAATATGGAAGATGTATGTAGTAATGAGTCGTGCTGGTTAAGACAAAAATTTATGGAAAATAGTGATAATAATGAATTGTTAAGTTATACTTTTGCACCCAAATCGCCAAAAACTTGGTTAAAAAATCCAAATGAATGGTTGAGTAGTTTAGATATTGAAAGGGTAATGAAACAATATGAAAAAGAATATAAAAATTTTGATTTTATTGGACCTTCGCCTATCGATTTTGATACGCACTTGTTAAACAATGAATGCGTATGGGAAGAATTATGTAAATTTACTCTTAAAAAACATTTAAGACGTGGAAAACAAAAAATAGGAATAATATTTAATACTGATCCCCATTATAAAGATGGTTCGCATTGGATTTCTCTTTTTATAAATATTCAAAAAAATAATAATTATATTTTCTTTTTTGATAGTAACGGAGATAAAGCGCCAAAAGAAATAAAGAAATTGTGTGAGAGAATACTTCAAGAAGGAATAGAAGAATTAGGAATAGAAAAATTTAAATTTTATGAAAATAGTAAATCTCATCAACGTAGTAATACAGAATGTGGGATGTATTCTTTATATTTGATTATAGAGTTGCTTACTGAAAATCATACAATAGAACATTTTATGAATACATGGATAAAAGATGTGACAGTAGAAAGTTTTAGAAAAAAGTATTTTAATTAAATAATAATAATATATTGATTTTTTGTATTATTGTTTATAGTTTAATATAATATAAAAATATAAAAATATAAAAATATAAAATGGCAACAAAAATAGAAGAATTTAATACAGCAAATAATAAAGGTTATTTATGGAATTTAATGAACGAACATGGTATATTTGATGGTGTATCTAATACTTATATATCAACTATAAAAAATGATTTGGATAATCAAATAAATTTAATAAAATCTAGAATGAATAATAATGATAATTTAATTAGTTTAAATAAAAAGGTGATTACAATTATGGTTCAAATAATAAATAATTATAAAGAAAATAAAGTTGTTAATGATATGCAAATTGCTAGTAACACGCCTAATACACACGAAGAGATTAAATTAGAAAAACAAACAAAATTTCAAAATAATTTAATTACAAAACAATATGAATTTAGTAGTTTAATTTTAAAACCTAAACCAGATACAATTGATTTTTCAGATAAACCAAATGCC